CCCTGATTTTTGCGTGCGCGAAATGAACTTAGGGGGGACTCCCCCCACCCGGCGCGGAATGGCCCGCTTTCGCGCCCGTGTGGCCCACGTTCGAACGGCTGGCCCTGGCGCGAGCCGAGGCAGGGGGGCTGGCCGTGGCTGAGACAGCGGGCGCGACGACCGTGATCGTGATGTGGCCGGTCGCGCGGCTGGTCGACTACGCGCGGAACCCCCGGAAGAACGACGGCGCGGTCGACCGCATGTGCGCCAGCATCCGCGAGTTCGGTTTCAAGATCCCGGTGCTGGCCCGCAGCAACGGCGATGTGGTCGACGGCCATCTGCGGTTGAAGGCCGCGCGGAAGCTCGGCATCGCGGAGGTCCCGGTGATGCTTTGCGACGAGTGGACCGAGGCGCAAGTGAAGGCCTTCCGCTTGATGGTCAACCGCTCGGTGACGTGGGCCGACTGGGACGAGGAACTCCTGGCGCTTGAACTCCAGGACCTCAAGGGCATGAGCTTCGACCTCGCGCTGACCGGCTTCGGCGTCCACGAACTCGATCAACTGCTGGCGCTTCCCGACGACGCCGCCGCCAACGAGACGCCGCCCGTCCCTGCAGTCGCAACCTCGCGGCTCGGCGATCTCTGGATGTGCGGCGATCATCGCGTGCTCTGCGGCGATTCGACGGACGCGGCGGCGGTAGAGCGTCTGCTGGCCGGTCGCCGGCCGATTTTGATGGTTACCGATCCGCCGTACGGCATCGAGTTGGATTCGGAGTGGCGGGACCGCGCGGGGCTGAACGGATGCGGGCCCGCCGAAGCCAGCTACATGAAGAAGCGGACCAAGGGTCACACCGAGACAACCATCTCGGGCGACACCCGCGCGGACTGGAGCGATGCGTTCGCGCTCGTGCCGGATCTTCAGGTGGCCTACGTCTGGCACGCGTCGGCGTTCACGCGCGAAGTGCTCGACGGGCTGCTGCGCATCGGCTTCGTGCACCACCAGCAGATCATCTGGGACAAGCAGCGCACGGTGCTGACGCGGACGCTGTACTGGTTCCAGCACGAGCCCTGCTGGTTCGTGCGCAAGAAGAACGCGCCGTGGTTCGGCAAGGCCGGTGAGAACTCGACGGTCTGGGCGGCGGCGTCGCCCAAGTTCGTGATGGGCAGCAGCGACGAAGACAAGTTCGATCATCCGACGCAGAAGCCGGTCGAACTGATGCGCCGCCCGATACTGAATCACCTGAAGCGCGGCGAACTGGTGTACGAACCGTTCCTGGGCAGCGGGACCACGCTGGCGGCGGCGCAGATCACAGAGCGCGTCTGTTGCGGGATGGAACTGGAGCCGAAGTACATGGACGTGGACGTGATGCGGTGGCAGACGTTGAGCGGCCAGAAGGCCACGCTGGAGGGCGACGGGCGCACGTTCGAGGAAGTCGCCGCCGAGCGACTGAAGGAGGCCGCGTGAATCGCCCGCTGCCGCCAGGAGATCGCGGCCATCGAGACGGAGATCCGCGCGGGGCATCCCGACTTGCATGGATTATGTTTGGGGCTGGCGGACTGGGCGGCGGAACTGCGGCTGCTGCTGGCGCGGCGTTAGGCCCTGGCTGCGCCACACGTGGCCCACGTTCGCTCGGGCGCAACCGGGTGGACGTGGCGACCACAACAAAAAAAGCCCCCCGTTGCCGGGGGGCTGTGGCGGAAGGGCGGCTATTCGCCGGTCAATTCGGCGATAGCTCGCTCCATGCGGCGCTTGAGTGGCTCCATCTCGCGGTCGTCGGACCCGAAGCCCTCGCGCTCCCAGGCGGCGTTGATGTCCGTGAGCAGCTTCAGGACCGCGTCGGGGTTGACGTACACACGCCACAAGGGTTGCTTCGTTCGGTCATTCGTTTTCATCGTCATGTGGCTCCTCAGTGGGATAAGCCGCCGGGGAGTGACCCCGGCGGCGCGGAAGGCGGGCGGCGCTTACGCCTTCGCGTAGTTGCGCTCGCCCGCGTCCGTCTTGGTCGAAACGATGCTGGTGCCCTTCTTGCCGAGCGTGCTCAGGAACCCGCGCACGCTGTGCGCCTGCCAGCCGGTGGCCTTCATGATCTCGGCCAAGGTTGCGCCGTCCTTGCGGCTGATCAGGTCGTTGATGATGGCGCTCTTGCTGAACTCCTTGGGCACCCCGTTCGCGGCGGGCTTCGCGGCCTTGGCCTTCTTGGTCGCCTTCTCGGCGGGCGCGGCGGCGGCTGCTGCGGCCTTCTTCGCGGCCTTCACCTTCGTGGCCCGCTTCGCGGTGTTCCCGGCGCGTCCGTCCTTCTTGGCGGGCGCGGCGGCGTCGGTCTTCTTCGTGGTCTTCGTGGTCTTTTTCATCGTCTTGTTTATCCTTTTCGCGTCGCGCTTAAGCGCGTTCAACACATTGATCACTCTGTTCCCGCGTGGAAGCAAGTCCGCGCTGCGTGAAAGATTATGCCTGGACGCCACCCAACGCCGACCGCTCTCAAAGTCATTCGGGGCAACCCTGGCAAGCGCCCGCTGAACAAGCGCGAGCCGAAGCCGGTGGGCGATCTGACCGACGCGCCCGCGCACTTCGATGAAGAGCTTCGCGAGGTCTGGCAGTACGCCATCGACAACGCGCCGCGCGGCCTGCTCAAGAAGATCGATTCGGGCGTGCTCGAAACGTGGTGCACGGCGCACGTGCTGCATCGCAGGGCGGTCGCGGAGGTGCGGAAGCTCGGCATGCTGGTGAAGGCACCGAACACTGGTCTGCCGATTCAATCGCCATACCTGCCCATCGTCAACAAGCAGGCGTTCATCATGCTGCGGGCCGTCGATCATCTCGGCTTCTCACCGGCCAGTCGCACGAGGATCATGCTGGGCGACCAACCGCTGAAGGCGGTGGATGGCTGGGGCGACATCGAGAGCGCGGTATGAGCACGGCCCCGCTGCTTCACATCATCGAAGCGCCGCCCGTTGAGATTCGGAGCGTGCTTCTGATTGGCGATGTGGTGCGCATCGAAACGCCGCGCCCGAGGCCGGGTTGGTTCCGGCGTTTCTGGTACTGGGCGCTGCTTGATTGGAGGTGGGAGGAATGCTGAACCCAACGCGCGAGGTCGGTCAGCGGCGGCGGGTGCGGCTGCGGTGGTCCTGCTGCAACACCTGCATGCACGAGCACCGCTTCTTCATCACCGCGTGGATTTGCGGTCGCGTTCAATACTTCTGGCGGGAGGTCATGTGGTCCTGAGTCTGCGGTTGGTTCTGATGGTCCTGGCGCTCGTCTGCTTCCTGTTGGCGGCGCTCGGCGTCGCATGGACGCGTGGCAATTTGATCGGCGCGGGCCTGTTCTTCCTGACGTTCGCGCTGGCGGTGACGTAAATGGAGGAACCCATGATGAAACTCAAGGCGCTTAAGAACATCACGGTGGCGGGCAGGCAATACATCGCCGGGGAGATTTTCGAAGTCCACCCCAGCTACGACTTCCAGGCCCTGATCGATCAGGGCCTCGCCGAACTCGAAGACGAAGAGACCGAAGACTAAGATCGATGCCGATGCCGTCCGTAATCATGGCTTGCAGTGGCCGGGGCCAAACGACGGCGCAAAAGGTCCCGGCCTAAGAGTCCAATGCCCACGCTCACCAAAACGTGCCCCTACGTGGCGCGTGGGACGGAGTACGCCCAGGCCGTCGTACAGGGCAGTGTTCTCGCCTGTACCTGGGTGCGCCTCGCCTGCCAGCGGCATCTAGAGGATCTGGACCGCTGGCAGGCGAAGGATTCGCCGTTCTACTTCGATCCCAAGGCCGCTGAGCGCGTGCTGGATGTAGTCCAACACTTCCCGCACATCCACGGGCACTGGGCCAAGCAGCAGATGAAGATCGTCCTCGAAGGATGGCAGTGCTTCATCGTGATGAACGTCTTCGGGTGGAAGGCGCGGGCGACCGGCGCCCGGCGCTTCCGCGTGGCCTACATCGAAGTGCCGCGCAAGAACGCGAAGAGCACGCTGACCAGTGCGCTCGGCCTGTACCTGCTGGCGTGCGACGGCGAGCAGGGCGGGCACGTCGTGAGCGCGGCCAACACGCGCGATCAGGCGAAGCTCGTCTTCACTGATTCGCAGTGGATGGCGCGGAAGGAGCCAGGGTACTGCGCCCGCTTCGGCATCCAGGTGCTGGCGCACACCATCGTGCAGATGGAGACGGCCAGCAAGTTCGAAGCGCTTTCGGCAGAGCACTCGAACCTCGACGGGCTGAACCTGCACGCGGCGCTCGTCGACGAGCTTCACGCGCACCCGACCCGCGGCCTCTGGGACGTGCTGGCGACGGCGACCGGGTCCCGCATCCAGCCCTTGATCTGGGCCATCACAACCGCGGGCCTGAACCGCGCCAGCGTCTGCTACGACCAGCACAACTATGTGATCGACATCCTGGAGAAGCGGATCGAGGACGACGCTTACTTCGGCATCATCTACACGCGCGACGACGGCGACGATCCGTGGGACGAGCAGACGTGGATCAAGGCGAATCCGAACTACGGCATCAGCGTGCGGCCCGAGGGAATGACGCTCGACGCCAAACGCGCGATGCAGATGCCGAGTGAGCAGGCGTCGTTTTTCACGAAGCATTTGAACGTCTGGGTGAACGCCGCGATGACGTGGCTTCCCGCTGGCGCGTGGGACAAGTGCGGCGACCGGGAACTCGACATCGAGGACTTCGCGGGCCAGCAGTGCTATGTCGGCATCGACCTTGCGGAGCGCAACGACATCGCGGCCCTGGTGGTCGCGTTCCCGCCCGCAGGCGACCGCGACTGGTGGGCCACGTTCGGCTTCTACTACCTGCCCGAGGAGACGGTGAATCGCGCGGAGAACTCGCACTTCCAGGGATGGGAGACGGCGGGCCGGTTGATCTCGACGCCGGGGAACGTGACCGACTTCGATTACATCATCGCGAACCTGGGCGATCTCTGTTCGCGGTTCGACGTGCGCGAGATCGCTCTCGATCCGTACCACGCGGGGCCGCTGGTGGTGAACCTCGAAAAGGCCGGAATCCGCAAGCCCATCGAGGTGCGCCAGACCGCGCCGAACATGCACCCGGCCATGATCGAACTCGAAGGGCTGGTTCTGTCGCGGAAGATCCGCCACGACGGCGACGCAGTGCTCGGCTGGATGATGTCGAACGTGAAGGTCGCCCGCTCCGGCGATCTCATGAAGCCGACCAAGGAGAGCGACGAAAAAAAGATCGACGGCGTCGTCTGCCTGCTCATGTGCATCCATCGCGGCATGTACCGCGCAGGCGCGGGAGCCTACGAAAGCCGGGGCATATGGTCGATATAAAGCGCATCCTTAGCCGCGCATTGAAGGCCGTCAGCCAGACGGTCGGCTCGCTGACGCGGGTAACCAATCAAGCCAGCGGCGGGACGCCGGTCAACAGCCTACCCGGCATCGTCGGCCAGAATCCCGCCGTGAATCAGGCGCTCCAGTCGGCGGCGGTCTGGGCCTGCGTGCGCCTGATTGCGAACTCGATTGCTTCGCTGCCATCAGCGGTCTTCGAAGAGACGACGCAAGGCAAGGTCAAGGCCTACACCAACCCGCTGTACCGAACGCTGACGCAGTCGCCGAACGCGATGATGACAGCGTCGCAGTGGATGCAGCCCACGATGATGAGCATGCTCTTGTGGGGCAACGCCTTCACGTGGATCGACCGCATCGACGGTGAGGTCGTGGGGCTGTGGCCGCTGAATCCTTCGCGGGTGCAGATCGTTCTCCTGTTCGACGGGACGCTCGGCTACTACTACAGCGATCTGCGCGGGAAGACCCACGTCTTCACGCCCGCTGAGATCATCCACTTCCGGCTGTTCACGCTCGACGGGTACATCGGCCTCCCGGTGCTCGAATATCACCGGACCACGTTCGATTTCGAAGCCGCGACCACGGCCTACGCCTACTCGATCTACCAGAACGGCGGGAAGCCGGGGGGCGTCCTGGAGTACCCGCACGAGCTGAAGCAGGAACAGGTAGACCGCATCCGCGACTCCTGGCAAAAGATCCATGCGGGACCGTACAACGCGGGCCGCATAGCGATTCTCGAAGACTGCATGAAGTACACGCCGCTCTCGATCCCGCTGGCCGACTTGAACTACATCGATGAGAAGAAGTTCGGCGTGGAGCAGATCGCCCGCATCTTCGGCGTGCCGCCGCACCTGATCGGCGCGATGGACAAGCCCACCTACGCCAGCGTCGAACAGCAGTCCATCGAGTTCGTCCGCTACACCATCAACCCCTACGTGATTTCGCTGGAGCAGTCCATCAACAAGGCGCTGTTGGACGCGCCGTTCAGCTACAAGATCAACATCAACGGTTTCGAACGGAGCGACATCGCGAGCCGGTACCGCAGCTACGCCACGGCGCGGCAGTGGGGCTGGATGAGCGCCAACGATGTTCGCGAACTGGAGGACCAGAACAAAATCGACGGCGGCGACAACTACCTGACGCCGCTCAACATGGTGTCCGCAGCAGCGGACAATGGCGAACCCCTTACGCCGACCGTGCCCAATCCGATTCAGTGAAGGATATTTGAAATGGGTTACGAACTGAAAGCCAGCCTGCAATTGAAGACGGAGACGACAGACGCGGGCAAGTTCGGCGGGTATGCTTCCACGTACAACCTGGACTTGCAGAACGACCGCATCCAACCGGGGGCCTTCGCCCAGAGCATCGCGGACAAGAAGGGCAAGGTGCCGATCTTCTTCAACCATGAAGACTGGATCGGCTTCAGCACCTCCCTGGCAGAGGACGGCAAGGGCCTCGCGCTGACAGGGGAACTCGCTCTCGGCAACACCATCAGCGACAACGCCTACGCGCTGATCGCGAAGGCCGCTCAACTCGACTTCCGCGTCGGCATGAGCATCGGGTTCACGGCCACCGACTGGGATTGGGACGGCAACGTTCGAACCCTGAAGGAGATCAATCTGTACGAAGTCTCCATCACGCCGTTCCCGGCGCAGCCGAAGGCATTCATCAGCGACGTGAAAACCTTCCGTGATTTAGAGAAACATCTGCGGGATGTAGAGTGCTTCTCGAAGTCGGACGCCAAGCGCATCATGCGCGTGTTCACCGACTACAACCAGTCTTCGGGTGGGATGCTCGACGACGCCCACAAGCCGCTCATGCGGCGATTGCTGGCGGCACTGCCCGCCGAGGGTGGAATCTAATGGCAGACAACGAAGAGATTGAATTGTTCCGCAGACTGCGGATCGAATGGAACAAGGATTTTACGGCAGCGGTGGCCCAGATGAAGGCCGAGGGCTTCGTCGATCCCGACCTCAAAAGCAAGCTGCCGAAGATCGAGACCACGCTGGCCGAGATCGTGGACAGGCAGCAAAAGCAGGCCGATTCGGGCAAGCTCGTGGAGGAGCACGGCGCGAAGATCAAGCTCCTGGAAGAGTACGGCCCGAAGATCAAAGCGCTTGGCGAGCGGATCTCCCGGCCCCCCGGCAGCGGCATGGGCGATGGGCTGGACCTGAAGACCGTGGGCCAGCGGTTCGTTGAGGCAGAGAACTTCAAGAACGCGCAGTTCACCGGCAAGTTCCAGATCCAGGTGGGAATGCAGAAGACGCGCATGCTCCAGAAGGCCCTGGTGCCCATCGTCGAAGGCGGGGCCACCACGATCACGCCCCCGGTGGGAGCGTACCCGATCTTCCCGCGCCGCATGGGCATCGTCCCGCAGCAGTACGCTCCACAGGTAATGCGCGATCTGGTGGACGTGATTCCGCTGGACGGCACGAACGCGGTGGAGTACGTCACCGAGAACTGGACGAGCGGCGCGGCATACCAAGTCCTCGAAGGCGACGTGAAGGGCACCAGCGCGGTGACCTACACCGAGCATACGGCGGTGGTCCGCACCATCGCGCACTATGTGAAGGTGTCGCGGCAGATGGCGGCTGATGTGAACTTCATCATCAGCACGATCAATAACCGGCTCGTGCTCTTCGTGTTGTTGAAAGAAGACAACGAGATCCTGAACGGCGACAACAGCGCGGGCCACCTCTGGGGCATCATGCCGCAGGCTACGCCCGCCAGTGTCTATTACCCTGCGGTTCCCGCGCCGCCCGCGACGGACACCGCCATCGATCAACTGAACGCGGCCACCGCCTACATCGAGAACCAGTTTTATATCCCGACCGCGTTCGTGTTGAACCCGGTGACGTGGCAGAAGATCGAGAGCTTCAAGACGACCTTCGGCTCGTATCTTCTCCCTGGCCTGCCGGTGCAGGATGGCAATCCCCGGCTGTGGGGCCTGCCCATTTACACCACGCCTGCGATGGCGTTGAACGACTACCTGTGCGGGGCCTTCCCTGGCACCAGTGCGTTGTTTGACCGCGAAACGGTCAACGTCGAAATGGCGTTCCAGAACGAGGACGACTTCATCCGCAACCTGATCACGCTGAGGGCCGAGGAGCGGGTGGCGTTCGCCGTCTTCGTTCCCAAGGCCTACGCCAAGGGGCCGCTCCTCAACGCTCTGTCGCTGGATCAAAACGTCATCAACGGCAACGGCCAGCAACTTCCGGCTGGTGACAACAGGCCCGCCACACCGCCGCGAAAATGACCATCCAGTTCCTACAAGACCACGTCACGGCTGACGGACGGCCATACCTCAAGGGGGAGGTGGTAACCGTCAGCCACGGCGTGGGTGAACGTCTCATCGAGGCTGGGCTCGCCCGCAAGCAGATCCAGCTTGGACCGCAGGAGAAGAAGGACGAATGAGCGATCAACCTCCGATTCTGCCGAACGTCCGCGTACCCACTCAGGTTCTATCCGACCTGGGTGGGCCTGCCTTGCCGGTGGCGCTCGAAGACCGCGACAACTTCGTTCGCGATCTGGGCACTGTGATAACCGGCAACGGCACTACTGACGGCACGCCGCCGCCGCCCGTCACGCCATCCGATTCCGCATCAGGGCGCGACCCGGTGTTGACCGTGGCCGAAATCAAGATGCACTGCCGCATCGAAGCCGATCAAACGGTGGAGGACACCTACCTCGCACAACTGGAGATGGCGGCGCGGCTCCACGCGGAGAACTACCTGCGGTACGCCATCGACGCGACCGTGGGCGAGAACATCAAGCAGGCGCTGCTGATCCTGATCGGGGACTGGTACCGCAATCGCGAACTCATGCGCGACGGTCGATGGGTGGATGCGCCCATCGCCTGGAAGCGGCTGCTCGGCCTGGAGCGCGACTTCCCTACGTACACCTAAATGCCCCAGCACCCCAGCATCGAGGCCGGAACGCTCGACAAGCGGGTGACCCTGCTGCAACCGGTCTACAACCCTGAGCAGTATGAGATCACCGGCTGGAATGCGGTCACCGATGTCTGGGCGTCCATTGGCCCCGTCTTCGGCCAGGAAGTCAACCAAGCGGGCCGCACCGTGGCCACCGTCCAGGTCCCCGTCGTGATTCGCTACCGCACCGACATCGACGCGCGGTGGCGCATCCAGGATCGGGAGAAGGTCTACACGATCAAGGGAATACTCGACATCGCGCGGCGGCACGTCCAACTGCAACTGAACTGCGAGGAGGTCCAATGAAGACACCCGGCGAACAGATCACCACGGCGCTGCTGGAGCAGCCCGACCGCCGTTGCTTCGATGTCACGGTAGACCGCAAAGCGGTGGTGCCGATTCTTTCTTACCCATCCACAGCCGAAACCGTTCCCCGCGTGATCCCCGGCTCGATTCTGCCGATGCGGATGAGGAATCTCATCCCTGGCGGGACCACCACCGGCTCGGGCATTCTCTACGTTCGAGAGATCTCGTTCAACAAAGGCGTGATCGGCCCGGTCAACCCCGGCGCACCGAAGGCGCAGGCGGATATGACCTACGAGGTCAAGCAGCAGCCCGTGGTCACGATCCCGGCGTACATGAAGCTGCCCGCGCAGTACTGGGAAGACTTCGCCATGTTCCAAAGCTGGATGGACGCTCGTCTGCTCTACGGCCTGTCGGTGGCCGAAGAGGATCAGCTTCTCAACGGCAACGGAACATTGCCGAACCTGCAAGGATTTCTGGCGGTGGCGTTATCAGCGGCAGGCGGCGCGTCGCTTCTTTCGGGAGTGGGGGCTGCGCTCGCCAAGGTCTATCAGCAGGGCTATCTGCCGACCGGCATCGTGGTGAATCCCGCCGACTGGGGCAGCGCGCTGGCCAACGATCCCGCGCTCGGAGCACCCGCGCTGATGCAGCCGCCGATCTCGTTGTGGGGCGTTCCGGTGGTGGCCTCTCCGTCCATGATTAGCGGCGAGTGCCTCGTGGGGCAGTTCGCGCCCTTCAGTCAAATCTTCGACCGCGAGGATGCCACCGTCGAGATCGCTACGCAGAATCAGGATGACTTCATCCGCAATCTGGTCACCGTGCGGGCCGAAGAGCGGCTGACCCTGGCCGTCTACCAGCCGAGCGCGTTCGTGAAAGGAACGTACACCCCATGAGCTTAATCAAATCCGTGGACCCGACGATTCAGGCGGTCTTCGATGCTCTTCTGAATGTGCTGGCGGCGGACCCCAATCGGGTCAACGTCAACTCCTACGCCTCGAAGGACGCCAGCGGACAGACGACCAGTATCACGATCACCGATAAGTTCGGCTCCAGCGAGACCTACTCCAATCGGATCGTCATCGGCAAAGTCTACCTGGACCCGACCAGCGGCTCGCTTGGCCCTGGCGAGACGCTCCAGTTCACGGCCACGACGGTCGATGATACAGGCGCGGCTGTGCCTGCCACGGTGACCTGGAGCTTGCAGTCTGGGGCTGTGGGCAGCGTCGATACCACTGGCCTCTATACCGCCCCGGCAACGATCACAATCGCATCGACCGACTACGTTACAGCGAAGGACGCGACCAACTCATCGGCCACGGCGTCGGTGGCGCTGCACCTATGAAAAGCATCTCGCTCAACGCCAAGGCGATGAAGCTGGAGGGCGTGCCCCAGATGGTGAAGACGCTCAAAGATCTCGCCGCAACACTGAACGGCGAAGGAACCAGCGCGATGACCGACCGGCTGAAGGGCATCGTGATGAAGCCCGCGATGGTGGTGCGCGACGAAGCCAAGGATATGGTTCCGGTGGTAACCGGGAACCTCCGCGAGCACATCTTCGCGGGGCCACTGACAAAGCAGGTTGGAGCCCTGGTCGGCGTCAAGGGAGTGAAGTACGCCGACTGGGTGGAGTTCGGGACCAGCAAGGCGGCGGCGCAGCCCTACTTCCGGCCTGCGTTGAACGCCACGCGCCCGATGTATTCCAGCATGATCGCCGGTGACCTCAAGCAACTGATCGATGACGTTGCCCGCACCACGGCGTGGCACAAATCGGATAGCGGCGGATGATTTTTGAAGACGTACTTCGCGCCCTGCTGGTGCAGTTGAACCTCGTCGATAAGCGTGTGTACCTGATCCGCGCTCCTCAGAAGCCCACCGTCGCGCCGATGGTTCCGTATATGGTCTTTCAGCACGTCGCGCCGATCCCGCTGCACTCCATCCAGGCTCCGCTGGCCCTGCTGCAGCGGGAGTATCAGGTGACCATCTTCGATAACTCGCAGTCGCGCGGGCTCGCCATCGCGGACGCGCTGCGCACGCGCATCGACGGGATGCGGGGCGATTACATGGGCGTTCACTTCGGGTACATCCTGTACCGCTATCAGACCTCGGGATGGGAATCAGACACCGAACTGTACAGCATCGTCACCGCGTACGACATTCTCTTCCAATTCCTGGGCACGGACCCAGTGATCAACCCCTTAACGCAACACCAACGGCAGCACCAACGGAGTAAATATGGCAACACAACCGCAACCAACGATGACCATCCCGCCCCCGGTTCTACCCACCGGGGTCAGTCCTGATCCCGCCGTCGCCGCATTCGGCACGCAGATTCAGGTACTGAGCGCGGCGTCGCCCGAGGCCTTCACCACTATCTCGGGCGTGGGCGACATCACCGGCCCGAATACCCAGGTGGCCGAGACGGAGACCACTTCGCACTCGACCGGCAAACCGCATCGCACTTTTATTCCGACGCTGATCGATGACGGCGATCTGGCGTTCCCGTGCTACTTCAACCCGAGCGACCCGACGCATTCGCTGTTCTCGGCGTACGGGCTGGAGAATCTGTATCAGAATCGCGCGGTCACGAAGTTCCGGCTAATCAACACTGATCCCACCCACCGCACGCGAGAGTTCCTCGGCTTCGTCAAGCAACTGAGTGAGACTTACCCGCTGGCAGGCGTCTGCACGCGGCAGACCACGATCCGCATCACCAGCGTGCCGGTGGACGTGCAGGCTGCGGTAACTCTGGTGCCCACGCAGAACATCACCGAGACAGCAGCGGGCGGGACCTCGACTATCGCGGTGACCTCCACCGATACGCTGGCCTGGGGAGCGACCTCGGACTCTCCATCCTGGCTGACGGTTACCGCGCCCGTGGGGCCTGTGACGGGGAATGGCAGCGTGTCGTACACCGTCGCGGCCAGCGTGGCTCCGACGCCCGCCCGCACGGGCCATATCCAGGTCGGCAATCAGACGTTCATCGTCACGCAAGCGGCGGGGGTCTAACATGCCGAACAAGTTCGAGCCAGGGATGCCCGTCTCGATTACCATCGATGGGAAGGAATACCCGATCCGCTTCACGCTGCGCGTGCTGAAGGACCTTCAACGCGACCACGGCATCTCGGTGATCTCCGGAACTCCCGATATCTTCGGCGACATCGGGAAGCTCGCGATCATTCTGTTCTATGGCCTGCGTACCGCCAACGCTGATTTGACTCTCGACTTCGTGGAGGAGAACGTCGACACCTCCATGCTGATCGAGATGATTCCGGCGTTGACCTTCGCTATGAGCGGCCAGCTTCCCAAGTCGGCGGCGGCGCAGGAGCCAAGCCCAAACGCAGAGCGGCCCAAAGTCAATGGAATTGGCTCACCCTTTGGGCCATCGGACGTTACGACCTCCGACTGAGTGAGCGGGCATTCTGGCGGCTGACCCTGGCCGAGTTCCACGCCCTGGTGGACCGTCATTTTGAGGCGCAGGACTTCGCGGAGTACTGTGCGGCGCTGACGGCATCCGCCATCTACAACGTGAACCGCAACGCTCGCGCCGCCGTCCTGCTTCCCGATCAACTCATGTTGCGACAGCGTTCCCGCGCGGGACAAAAAGCGGCCGGGGGTTCCGGGCCGATGCGCGTCGCCCATCCCGGTGAGCGGCCCCCGTCTTCGCGTCCACCGGGTATGAACGATGACGTGATCGACCGTCTCGACCGTTTCGCGTCCCGCATGAAGCAGAGCGGAGGAAGGATCAACTAATGGCAGACCTCGGCGATCTCCTGGCGCGGCTGCTGCTCGACAGTTCGCAGTGGACTTCGGGCATGAAGCAGGCCGAAACCGAAACCGCCAACAGCGCGGGCAAGATCGAAACGTCGCTGGCCGGTATGAGCGAGGCGCTCGGCAACGTCGGCAAGGCCCTGGCGGGGCTGGCCGTCGCGGACGCGCTCAAGACCTTCGCGGAAGACGCATTGCAGGCGTCTGGTGAACTCGGCAAGTTCAAGAGCGCGATGGTGGCCCTCAAGGGCAACGGCGACGACACCGCCGCGTTCCTGGAGCGCATCCACGAAATCTCCGCGACCTCACCCTTCTCGTTCCCTGAACTGTCTGGCGCGGCCCAGAGGATGGTGCAACTCGGGGCCAGCATGGGGCAGGTGTCCGAGACGATGACCGCCATCACGCAGATGGGTACCGCGCTCAAGATGAGCGGCGAACAGGTGACCGGCATCGCCACCGCGATGGGCAAGCTGGCCGCTGGCAGCGATCCGCTGCGCGTCATGAAGCAGCTGGTGGGCGAGAGCGTGCCCGCGTGGGAGATGCTCGCGCAGGAGTTGGGCACGAACATGACCGACGCCCAGGCCAAGGTTAAGTCGGGCGCGATCGGCAACGACGAAATCATCCGGCTGCTCACAAAGTCGATGGGTGAGTACGCCGACTCCGCGGCTGGCTGGAGCAGCGGCTGGAAGGGCTCGATGAAGGGCCTTCAGACTGAAGTTCACACTGCGATGGCGGCGGTGGGCGATGACCTGAAGGCGGCGCTGAACGATATCGGCGCACCCGCCATCAAGGCTGTCACTGAACTGGTGAAGGACGCCGCGACGTGGTGGAAGAATCTCGCGCCCCCGGTTAAAGACGCGATTCTTGCGTTCGGCGGGGCCGTGGGTACGTTCGCTGCGGTGGGAGGCGCGTTAGCTACCCTGTCGCTGGCCATCGGCGCTATCGGCGCTCCTATCGCGTTAGCCGTACTCGGCATCGCGGCGGTAGTCGCCGCCCTGGTGGCGCTCGGCGTGTGGGTCAACGAGCACTGGGATGGCATCTCGAAGATTCTCACTGAGACGTGGAACGGCATCTCGGCGCTCTGGGGCGAGGCGTGGAACAACGCGCTGACCGGCGTGAAGGCGCTTTGGGCCGGATTACTGACCGACACGAAGCAGACCTGGGACACCATCGTCGGAATCGCAACGTTCATCTGGGACGCGCTCACCGGCTACTGGAAGGGTATCTGGGACGGAATCTGGGCGGTGATCAAGTTCGCCTGGGAGAGCATCAAGACGGGCCTCTCCATCCTCGATGCGGTGGCGAGTTACCTGCTGCCGTTCTGGGACCCGATCAAGCAGGCCTTCCTCTCGGTCTGGAATGAGATCGTCTCCACCATCACCGGAGCGTGGAACAAAATCAAGGGCGTCTTCGATTCGGCCACCGGCAGCGATAGCTGGATCGGTAAGGTCGCATCCACGTTCGGGCTGGTTTCAAAAGCCGTCACCGACGTCGGCACCGAGATGGGCAAGACCGTGCCCAAGACCAACGACGTGTCCGATGCACATAAGACGCTCACCGGCCACCTGAAGGACAACCACGATCAGATCACGAAGGTGAGCGCGGGCCACACCGAACTCCAGGACAAGTACAAAGCGACGAAGGAGAAGACCGCAGTCCTGTGGGCGGAATCCCAGATTCTAAACAGCGAGTATCAGAAGTCGGTGCAGTACGTTGCCGCGACCAAAGTCGAGCAGGACAAGCTGGCCGCAAGCGGGCAGACGCTGGCCGACAAAATTACTTCCATCGCCATCCCCGTCACCAACGCCACAGTGGGCATCGAGGCGCTGGGCAAAGCCGCCGCGACCACGATGGGCAAGATGGGCGAGACGGCCACGGCGGTAGGCGCAGCCGAAGCCGCCCTGAAAAACATGGGCATCACCTCCACCAGAGTGGCCCAAAATGTCGCGGATAAGACTGCTGCGGATGTGGCCCAGGTTGCCGCCGCAGGCAACATGATGTCGGCCTACGACAACCTGATGATGAAGCAGGGCGATCTCAAGTCGCAGATCGAGGCGTTAATTCGCACTGACTGCGACCACAAGGCCGAACTGGAACAGCTTCAGCAGGCGTTAAAGGACACCACCACCGAAATCGGCAACATG